GTGCAAGCATTGCATCTAATAGTATGACGTCAAATGCTAAGTCAGAGCAGATTCAATATAATAACAATAATAGCAAAAGTAATACGTTAATTGGTGCACCATCACAAGGTGGTGCAGCGGTTGCTTCTGGTAATGATTTAAATTTAGCTAAGTCAGAGCAGAGTCAACTATCAGCACCGGCACAAGGCGGCGATGGCGGTAGCGTAAGTCAAATGAATTCTACTTCTGTTGTAAATAATCAAACAACTGTTATTAAACCTACACCTTCTGCAACACGTAGACCAAATAACTCATCGGATATATTCTTCTATCCTGCTACTGCAAACATCGCATAGCAAAAGGGGATCCAATTTGGATCCCCGATTTACTTCATATTACTAATTAACTTGATGCAGCTAACTTAGCAAAATAACTAAGCGTATCGCTGTCATCTGATTCATCGTCGGATGATTCAACCGGAGCATGACGTACCGGAGCTGATGCAGCAGATTTCTCTTTGAATGTTGGCGCCGATGCAATATCATCCAATGAGATTGATTCAGCAGTAGACATTACAGCACCATTCTCACCAAGAACACGTGCCAACTTAGCTTTCAATTCAGCATAAGTCTTATAGTTCTTTGGATCAAGGAACTCACTTAAACTATTCAGGCGATTGTATACGCCTTCAAGCTTTTCGTCATCGCCATCCATAAGTTGTGCAGCTGCGGCAAACTCAGACTTATCGTAGTTACGATAACCTTCAACGTTACGAATCTTCAATTTGAAGTCTGCACCTTCCCAAAAATCAAATGGGTTGACCGGAGCTTCATCTTGAAACTGAGGTTGCATTACATCTATGATCTTATCAAAGATCTTCTTACCAAACTTGAATAAGAATACCTTACCATCATTTGATGGGTTTGATGGATCAGAGATTACGAGTACGTTTGAAACATAGTGCAAACGGCGTTTACGATCACGAGCAATTGCTTTGTCTTCGTCACGACCAGTATTCCATAACACTGAGTTGATTTCGCCAACTGGATCGGGTTGACCAATAGAGGTCAACGAGTTCTCGATATACCAGAGACCAGTAGGACCTTTAAAGCCGTGATCCCAATATCGAACCCAAGGAAGGTCTTCACCTTCTGGTGCAGGCAAGAATCGAAGAACTGCATATCCATTCCCTGCTTTGTCAACAGTTGGTTTCCAGAAGCGATCATCGCCATAAGACTTTTGTTCGCCACTACCACCGCCAACTTTTTCAGCTGCTGCTACAAGAGCAGAGATTGCTGCACCACGTTTGTTTTTTAAATTTGAAAATGCCATTGTATGTATTCCTTTTATTAAAGTATATTGACTGAATTATCCACAAACAACTCATAATATATTGTATATTATACCATAGTTTTGCTATGATGTATATAGCCGAAGTATAATTTCCTTAATCTTTTTCTCGTCGAATCGGACAAAGGGAGTATACTTACGGATCCGTTTAGAGACTTCCGGCCAAACGATTGGATCCTTTATAGTCTTATCAGTCTTCTTCACGAAGCCAGTAAGACGATTCAGAATCACAACTGTTTCAATACAGACGTCTCCTCGCAAATACATTGTAACCACAAGTGGGTACGGTGTATCCTTTGCTTCAAAGATCTCATCAAAAGACTGAGTCTTATCGGCAAGTGTATTTATATCTTTCTCAAATGTATATGATAGAGATTGGTTTCGCTTCTGCCAACTATCATAAGCAGATTCGTCGGATAGCATATCACCAATCCATTTCTTTTCAGAAGTGAACTGTGCAACATAATAATTTATAATTTGATCAGGTGTTTCAAACTTACGACCGAGTTTAGCAAAGTGATACTTATCTTTACGCTTCCAGAACGCTTGTTGTTTTGCTGATGTCTTATAGTTATATTGGGTTGCATCATAAGTATCAGATTCAAAATGTAGTTTAATCGCCATGTAATAACGATATGCGTCAAATGCTTCCATCATCATATTGGTAGAGTGTTTCCACCTTTCATCATGTTAGTTGCTACAGCTTCAGCCTGAATCTTATCTTTAATTTGTGGAGTAATGAGGTTACCTACATCAAGTGGATCAATTTCTCGTTGTTGACATATGTGTAATACTGCATCTATATAACCAATACGCTTTTCGTGTACAACATCCTCAACCATTTTAGCAAATTTCTTCTTGTTCAATATGACATCTTCTAGCATTATGTTTTTCTCTTATAAAATATATGGTCATCAATTTGTACTACTTTAGTTAACCCTTTAAAGAATCCAGGATTAACATATCTTGCATGGAAGAATAACGATCCATTTGTAACATCATGTCCCTGATAATATAACCTCAGTGCTTGTTGTGCTACATCTTGAGCTTTCGCAAAGAGAATGGGATCATGATGTTTGTTCTTAATAATATTACTACATACCCAAGAAAATTGACATACGTCACCAATCTTTTGTTTCACTACACCACAAATAGATCTTGGAAATTCTTTTTCCATCGTACGATTAAGTGTTACATGAGCTACTGCGATTTGTCCTGTAACTGATTGGTTCTTTGATTCCCAATAGATATTTTTCGTAAGACAAGTAAGCTCTTCGCTTGATATGTTGATTGGCTTTTCAACAGGTACCACATCTACAAGATTGAATACTGTAAAACAACTAACAGCAGCAAACGCTAAGACCCAAGATATAACATTTTTGTTTACTATTGACGATACTTTCATCGATCTAATGTCCTTAATAGAATTGTTTCTAAGTTAATCCTTCCATTTGGTACTGATGATTTAGTTGTAAGCTTTTGCCATTCATTGTCAATTTGCTTTGATGTCTTACTTAAGATAGTAGCAAGAAACTCATCGGGCTTACGTAATCGTACTGAGCGTGAAGTTTCAGGATCAAAGCGTTGGATGCTTGTTCCCTTGATTTCAAATCCAGCTGTAGAGTTACTTACATACTCTGTAAGTGTTCTCGATTTTTCATGGAAGGTGTATAGACGTATTGCACCTGGAATTTGTACAGGATTAATCGATATTAGTTTATATTCAACTGAGTTCTTAGCATACTTCAATTTGCTAACTTGTTTATCAGCTGTTCTGACTTTAGGTGTCCTTGGGGCACGAGTTGCAACGGATGCTGCTTTGACTCGATCCAAATCCTCAAGCATTTTATTCACTACATCGATACGTCTTTTAAGTTCACTTCGTTTAATGTGAGAATATCCTTCAACTGCTTGTTCACAACGCTTATGAAAAGCGTCTTCATATTCTAAGAGCCAAACTTCAAGCCGCTTTCTCACAGGTGCTACAGCGGGAGCTTTCAGTAGGTGTCTTTGAAACAGTTGATAGACATCAATTGTAGTAGTTCTACCTGCAATCCACTCGTCCTCAAGAAAGTCAAGATCAACCATAATTGTTGATTGAATCTTTTTATTCATTAACTCAAGAGGACTTGCTTTTGCAACTACTACGGCGGGTTGTTCATCATTTTCATCATCATCATCAACCAATGGCATGGTTTTTCTCATTGCCCTAGCCAATACTGCATAATATTCTTGAATCGCTTCAGGATATCGCTGATACTTTTCTTCGAATGTCAAACCTGCATTCATCCAATGTATAGCCGCACCATAAGCAGAGTGCATACCAAAATGCCATTCAGGATAAGACAAGATATTTTGTACTTGATCCTTTGTGAATAGCTTTTTGATATGCGTTTTAATAATGTCAATGACAACTTTGCGATCAATCTCTTCGTGAAAGTATTGTTTACATGCAGTAAACCCTCTATCCATAGGAACTGCAGCTAAGCCAGTCTTAGGTCGAGCTCGTGGAGTCGACTTCGACTTACGAGGTGTTTTAATAATCTTACGAGTTGATGCTGTTGCCATATTCTTTTTCTCCATTGCAAGAACTACTATTATACCACAGTTCTTGCGATATGTACATAATAATTAAGTTGGTTCAAATTCTGTTACTGCATCTACACGGAATGAACGCCAGTCTTGAGCGTCTAGATCAAATACACGAATCACATTTGATGATCGATCAGTATCTTCTGCAGGATTTGCAGGAGCTTGAGTCAAAGGGAGTAGATTCTTATTCAGTGTGGCCTTCATATTGCGTACTTCACCATTTACTTTGGTAAACACTACACGAACAGGACCATTTTGAAGCAAACTTACATAATACTCACGATTTTCATTTGACATATAACTTCTCCTTTATTAATTAACCTCTACGCATTGTTGAGTAGCTTACAGGATCATCTCCTTTACCTACTGCAACAAGATTTGATTTATGCATTGTTGCAATACCAACTATATAATTTCCACTGTATTGCGGTGATGCTTTTTTCGATGCATAACTCGCCGTTGTGTTTTTTGTTACAACAGATTCAAATTTTGGTGACTCACGAACAAACGTATTATTACGTGGTGTATAAACACCGTTAGTCGTTTTCGCATGTGCCTTCTTACCACGCCCTAGGCGATAATCAATGAAAGCTTCAAGTGTTGCAAACTGGCATGACACTAAACCGTTTTGCGTTTTGAACTTCTTATTATGTGCTCGCCATTCTATTTCCATTAGTTGTTTATCAACCTTAGACATAGATTTGCGAGTACTAAGGGAAGACATTCCCCGTACTATGTGCATAGTCATAATCTATTTATCAATTCCATTCGTTATCAAAGCGGGTGGTGTTAGAATATGATTCTACGATACCTGAATCCCGCCATACGCGTTGAATAGATTTTTCATCATCATACATGAATGACTCTTCAAATGCTTCTAAACCTTTAATAGATCTCTTATCAGCTGTAGCATTCTTCTTTGTTTTACGGGATTTCTTTTGCAACTTTGCTTTAAATGCTGAAGTTGCAGGAGCGTGCTTTGGTAACTCACCTTGAACTTTGCGACATGCTGCAGCAATCATTGCTAAACGTTGTTCTTTTGTCATGTTATATTTCCTATGCGTAAAATGGTGTATTAAATTTTAATGCAGTATAGACTATTTCTCGGACTGCGGTATCAAAGGCCTCACCGGCATGTTGAGGCTGAGTCTTTGCGAGTAATTGTAGATGTTGCTGTGTTTCTTTCCACCCTAACTCCTGCGCTTTTGCAACATTTACGAGTTGATCGATAAGAGCATTACCTGCTTCACTAAACATTCCATAATCTTTAGTCATTAATACTGTTTCCTTTTTGATTTGATATAACCATTATACCACAGGTAAATCTACCTGTAAAGGTTTATTTTCAAAACTGTATCATTTTAGACACAGTTTTAGGGTCGTCAGGAGGACCTGAGAGCACTTTTATGACTGGAGGGAGGGTAGATCCATTAAGCAGGCCAATTTAAGTCACCTGATGACCTCTCATGAACTGCAAAGGTATAATTATGGGCATTAATGATAGAATGTACACCTGTAGGCCCGTGGATAGTAAAATTGACCTGAGGATGCCTCTCAAAGATGGCCTTCCAATAGACCCTCCAGATATCTGCAGTTTTAATGCTAATATTCGGCTGGCTAAGATCCTTTAGAACAATCTTATGTGTATGAGATCGAATATCATCTTCCCAAAAGGAATTGATACCCCACAAGTGAATATCACTTGCGCCTTCCTTTTCAATTGCATACATTACTGCAATCTGTGCTGAATTCATAGCACGCTCTTTGGAAAGTTCTTTCCAATGAAGAAGAGGAACTACTTCTTTAACCTTGATCGCGCCATCTCTAAGATTATCCCATCCACCTCGTTGCGTTAGCATAAACTCATTTGCACGATCAGTCAACACCACAGGAATCTTTAAGTCGAATCCTTCAATGATTTTCATAATAGGTTTAGAATCTACAATAACAGTATATGCTGGTTGTAGGTTTTCATCTGAGAAATTACAACCTATTATAATACCATCACAACGAGTTCTATCAAAGAAACAAATTGAAGAACCATTACCCAATACGTGAGCCACCATGATAGATCCTCTTCGTATTTTCGTTCTTGCCTTTTCCATAGTAGATTACTTCAGTGTATTGCTTGAATGAAGTAAAGACATCGTCCCACCACTGAGGATTTCGATGAGTGACTGAGTTCTCATCACTCGGCTGACAGTTGACTACTGCAAATATGTTACGCGTTCTATGATAGAGTTCATTAAACTCTCTTTCAAAGAGTGCTTCTGGAATGTATTGAAATACATCAATTGCAATAACGCCATCATATACGTGATTTGGTAACTTAAAGTTCTTCTTTGAACCAATGTCGTATAAGTCTATATCAACTCTTGGTAACCCAATTAGATTAGCAAAGTCTTTGTCATATTGTAAACCTTCACCACAACCAAAATCGAGTAGTGAATGAATCTTCTGCTTATGAATAAACGATCTTATCTCAGGTGTATACTGAAGACAGTTTGTTCCAGGATGTTTGACACCCCGAAACAAACGCAATCTTTCATTTTGTAATTCTCTTAGTTCATCCATCTTATGAGGTGTGTACGTAATCCGATACCATTGGGAAGATTGCTGCGATTGCACGAGCACACTCACGAGCTACTTCCATATGTTCTAATTGAGTACCATTGCCTGTACGTAGATCGATGAAGTGTGCCCATGAACGAAGTGTGCCATTCATATATAAGCGGCTTTCAGTTGGTTGACTAAAGGATAGAAGTTTTACTTGCATAGTGTTTTCCAAATGATAATGTAGGAACTAGTTGATTCTGTTGCTAAGTTCAACTAGCAAAACTCCGGTAGCGTTTAAGCTACCATGCGATAACTTTCGTCGTTAGCATTTAATGGTTTTGTTTCTTCGACCGAGTGTCCCCAATCCTAGGAGTTTCACATTCCCCTGTTGCCTTCTCTTCTAGCTCGCCATGTCGAAACCTTGTCATCCCCACCGAAACATACTGACTGGAAGTATTAACTTATGGTCCAGCGTGCCTTACTACAATATGTTTCGGTGGAGATGCCGGGAATCGAACCCGGGTCCACAACGCCTTCAATTTGAAGGAATTACAACAATTCTTTACTTACTACTATTATATCACATACTACTTATAATGTACACCAATAAATAAGATAAACACACACTATAGGTAATAATCATGTTCCAACCAATTCTCATGACTTGCTTTATCGTCTTTAGTACTTGCTACACTAAAGTAGATAACACCATATATGCAACTGAAGCTCAATGTTTAGTTGCCGCTGAAGAAAAAGCAGGTGAATTTATAAAATATATTGAAATGAAAACTAAAGAGATGGGCCTCGTTACATTTATGTGTAAAGAAATCCCATCAGTTTAAGTCAACTCAAAATGAGGTGCGTCAATAAAAGGACGCTTACCTTGCTTACGTCGTAAGTCAATATACTCCATCATAGCTTCTTCCATCGTTCCTTCATAGGCACGAATATCGTCAAGGTGCCATGCTGCGCCCCACCGAATTGATACATCTAATTCTCTTGCTGCTTGAGCAACAGCATTAGCGATATCATCATAATAAACCAGTTCCCAAGAACCACGGTTATCAACATAAGCCATTAAGTCTACTGCTTCACCGAGTGTATGCTTACCACCAACTTTTATTTGAGATGCACCTTTATTGAACATTTCAAGTTGACGAGCTGGTGAACGTAAACCTTCAATAACAGCAAAGTCAGTTTCACTAATTTCAATTGCACGATGTACAACTGCAACTAAGCGCTCATCTACACCTTTTAGATTATTGAATGATCGTGCCGAAAGATTGAATGCCATATCTTATATCTCCTGTGGAATACAAGTATTTATCCATTTACGATATCGTTCAACATCTTTTCAAATTCGTCGACCTTTGCAACTCGATTCGGCCAAAAGATATAATCCTTTTCAGGATTCTTTCTTAGATTAGCAAGGAGAGGAAGGATAGCCTTATGTAACTGATTGACTTTTTCTTCAAGAGCTACAGCAGATTCTCCAACCTCAACTGCCTTTTGTACTGCTTCAAGTTCGTCTTCATTGACGGCCGTAAATCCAAAATCAAACAAGGGTTCCTTAGCAAGCGCCATTATCGCTCCTTCCATTTCCATTCTTAAATCCAATAGTACCACCTTCTTCAGTGATACGCTTTAATACATCTTCGAAGAGAATCGGTGCGAAGTCTGGAGTCTGCTCCACACAAACGGAATGGTACCTAACATCAATATCTCCATTTGGCAGTAGCACCCGATTGGAGTGGGTGTGTCCATGCACGTTCGTTCCAAAACGACCAAGACTTTCTGGATGGATAGGAATGTGACTTAGGATAAGTCCGTTCATAACGTGGTATGCACGAAGTTCACGGAAATACTTACGGTATTCGTCATCTTTAAAGATATCGTGATTACCGCGGATAAGAACCTTATCACCGTTAAGTCTATCCAGAATAGGAAGTGCTCGACGGTTAATAACTACATCGCCAAGGTGATATACTTTATCGTTTGGTTTTACTTTATCATTCCACGCCTTCACCATAGCCTCGTCCATCTCATCGGCATTATCCCACGGACGAAGCGGAGTTACACCATCATTGCGTGTAAATCGACAAACACCAGCATGACCAAAGTGAGTATCCGACACTAAAAATACTGATGGCATATTATACTCCTTTCATACTATTTTCAATAATTTTCCAAAATGCCCATCTCTGTCCACGAATAGCGGAGTCAAAGATTGCAATTTGCTCTAATGCCATATCTTCCATTCCTGCAAGGATATGACTCTTTGTTATCTTAATTACAGCTTCTTTTTCTGATGGATCAAGCGTTACAATCGTCATATTATTCTTCTTAGCAATATGTTGCATTGTCTTATTCTCTGATAAGCAATACATGAAGATTGATTCAGCCCCAACTGCTCTTGCCCATAACACCCCACGATTAAACAACTCTTGACCTAACTTTTTACCACGATATTCGTTACTTACAGTTAATCCTAACTCAGCGGTTTTCTTTTTAGAGTTATATGCAACGTGTACTGAAGCGATAACTTTAAATCCTTCAACTACGACAAACCAAGTATTGTCAACTCCATAACCATTCTCAAGAGAATTTGTAATGTAAGTCGTAACTGCTTCGTCTGTTGCCATATACCCAAAGCGTAGTCGACGATCTTCTCCGACGATGTCACTGTGAAAGTGCTTAATCAAAAGAGCTTTATCTAAATGCTTATTAAGTTTGCGCGGTATCATAAGAAAATCCTAATTCGCAAATCAATTTTAAAATAAACATTATAACCTTTTTTCATTTGATAGATCTATTATACCACAGGTAAATCTAGCTGTAAAGGTTTATTTTCAAAACTGTATCATTTTAGACACGGTTTTGCAGCCTTCAGGAGGGCTTGAGGGCACTTTTAAGCTTTTTAGTGGTATATTACCCTTCAAAATCATAAAAAGACGTCCTGAGGGCCTCTCTTACTTCAAACTTTGACTAACTTCAATCTTGACAGCATCTCCAATGATATATTTCTTTGTAGTATTAAATGCCGATACTTGATCATTGGCTTTTACTATAACGATATAGTGAGTCAATACTTGTTCAACTCGAGTGTCCATTTGCGTTGAACATGTACGATTGGTTTGATATGCAACAATCTTTTGAGGACCATTTGGATTTGTGTTTGCAATGAACCCAGCACCAAGGATTGCTCCAAGCGCTGTTGTCATAACTTCAGTTGCTCCACCAGTAATTGTTGAGCCTAATGCACCTCCAACAAGACCAGCAGTTAAGCGATCCATTCCCGATGGATTTGTAGCTGGTCCATAGATTGGAACTTGCACATCATCGCATACAGAAATAGGAATAGATGCATTTCTTTTTTTATACACCGGCTCAACATCAGTAATTACACCAGTTACGTACTTTGGTATTGTCGTATTTGCATACGCGCTAAATGAAGAGAGTAACAAGACGAAGAGTAACTTTTTCATACAATATCCTTTAAAGAATCAGCAGCGTCTTTATCTTCTCGAATTTCAACAAAGATAGGAAGAAATAGTGATTCTTCGTTTTGTTTGTTTTTTATTCGGGCGTTGTATTTGACCGCGACAACTTTTCCAATAAGATCTTCGTGCTTGAGGTTGCTACGCTGTAAGTCGCTAAAGCCAGAACCGACTGATACTTGTAAAAGTCCACAAGAAGACTCACATACGATTGCACCAAGTTTTGATTCATATTTTCCAGTTCCTTCTTCAATATTAGTAATTACTAAGTCACACTCAAACTCACCCTTGAATTTGATTTGATGCTTAGTTCTTTTATTTTCCCAAATACCTTTACGGTCTTTGAGAATAATTCCTTCTTGCCCGCTTGCGAGTAATCCTTCAAAGAGTGTATTAGCCTCTTCGATTGTATCAACTTCCCAACTATCAACAGCACTCACCTTTGCCGGTTTCATTTCGTTAATCATCAGACTCAATGTATTCCAACGTTCACCGTAAGGAATAACACATTTACCTGCAGTAAAGAGATCGTATGGAATGAGATCCCATATCGTTGCACAAACTTGACTCGCTTCAGTCTCAGAGATGGTTCCCTTATTTGCTTTATTGAGGATTCCATTACCAGTTTGACGATCAAGGATGACACCATTCTTATCTTTAACAAGTAACTCACCATCGAACACGCAGTTAGTATCACCTGCCATCTTAATAAAGTCTTCGTCGAGATTACCAAGCAATTGAATCTCTTTACCATTACGACTACAGTAATCAACCTTACCATCTTTTATAATAGCGTTGAATCTCATACCATCCATCTTAGTTTGGACGTATGCAGGAAATTCAATCTTATCGATTAGCTTTTGACTAAACTGCGAGCACAACATGACAGGATATTCTTTGATAAGAGTAGGCCATACTGCAAGTGCGGTTGAGATTGATACTCCACAACGTAAATCTTTTAATACAATTCGTTCAATTACTTTTGCTTTGTCTTCCGGCAGGTTTGCCAAGATGTTTGATAGATGAGCAATTGCAGCATTACCTGTATAAACACGATTTGACAAATAACCTAATTGATTAATTGCTTCAGCGATCGTAATATCAACATTATGGTGTTGTCTATATTCAGGTATCTTACGTTGATAAAAGTTAGTAAATGGATCCAGCGCAAGGCGAACAACTTCTTTGAGTAATAGGTTATCCTTATGGATATTCAACTGCTCAAGTTTAAAGTTACGCGAATTATTCGCAGCGAGATCATTAAAGAATTCGTTAAGATTTAACATTATTGTCCTATGATCCTATTATATATTTGTTCCCAATTGCCGAGTCTTTCAGCAGGTCCTACATAATCACGGTTATGATCGTGAGCCATAAGGATTGAGTTCAACCCTCGCTCAGCTCCAACATCGGCGTTCTCTGCTTTATCCTCAATCCAATAACATTCAGTACCTCTATATGAGTCTAGTACATCATTCTTTGGAGCTCCACAATCGAGGTAAATTGTTTTTTCGATTGCGGTTGAACCAAATAATAGCTTTAGGTTACTATCACGAAGCATCTGAGCATACGGATCATTACTTAAACTTGTAATACAATGGAATATATATCCATGTTTCTTATGCAATCGTTTAATATAATACATTGCATCTCGAAATGGAGGTAGATAACCAATCGATGCTGATTCATTAAAGAATCGAATTAATCGCTTTACATCCTTTAAGTCAATATTATATCGAACTGCACAATCGTATGCAGTGCTATCAACAACCTTATGACCTTCACGATTCATCCAACAATCGAATGCATATCCCCAGTCGAGAAGTACGCCATCGCAGTCAACAAGAATAAGTTTATCCTTCATTCTTATCCTTTAATTCACAATCACAAGGGTTTTTACCCTGCTCGCATGTTCCACTACAACTTGGAGAGTTACTAAGCGCATTGAGTATAACTGCAATCGCAACGATTGCAAGAGAAATGATAAAAAAGATTTCAAGAGTTGTTATCATATGCATTATAGAACCATCCTTCCAATTGCGTCTTTTACTTGATAAACTCGTTGGTATACATTACCATTGAATTTGATTTTACGATGTGATTCAACTTCAATTTGGATTACTGGTGTTGTAAGAATGTACGCCTTTGCTGCACGTTCTTTCTTTACAATCTCCCCTGTTGCAAAGAAGAGAGTATCCATTAACTCGTCTACTACAAGTTTTCTCATGAATGCATTATTGGCCACGTACAACTCGCTTTGAAGTAACTGTTCCAATTGAATTCACAATCATTTCAGCCGTACCGAGTGCATTAATTTTACGACCAGTACATACTGCAATTAAATATTCAAACGCTAATGTTGAGTTCATAATATAGTTCCTTTATAATTAAGCGAAGTAACGCTTAGCTTGTTCAGTTGAGCACTTAAACATCTTACCGTTTTGACTGTAGATGAATGGATATGCTTTTGCACGAGTATTGTACTTTACGAGAGTACGACCTTCAAGGCCTGTCATTTTTAAACCCAATGCAGTTGCACGGGATTGCATGATTTGATCGTCAAGTGTAACTGCACCTTTGATTTTTGCAGAGACTTTAAGTTCAAATGAAGCTGAGGTAAAGCGGATTGAACCGAGTTCAAAATCTACGCCTGATGATACGCCGTATTTAGCAAGTACTGCATTGATATCGGCACGTACTGCTTTGAGGGTTGTTTTGTCAAATTGTTTAATTTTCATAATATAGTCTTTCTTTTTCACTGTTGATTGTATAATAATACCATAGATTGGAA